CGGGGCGCCCTGGGAGATTTGCCAGTTGCCGACGAACCGGCCGGTGCGACGGGGCGACAGGTTGATCACCTCCGCGAACACTTGGATCTCCACCGCTCGAGCGGTCTTCTCCAGGGACTGGCTGGCCATCCGGCTGAATTTCTGCACATCCGCCGCGAAGCTCATGCGTCCCTCAGTTGGACGATCCAGGCGACAGACGCAGGGTCTTGCCACGTATTCATGGCCCGCTTGCCGCCGATGTCGTCGCCGATCACTGGATCAGTGCCGATCTCGCTTTGCAGCACGGTCAGCTTTTCGTCGGTGGCCAGGATGTGCTCGTTGTCGACCTGCTCGGTCTTGAAGCCCCCGAACACGCCGCGACCCTGGAACGTCTCGGTGGTCTGGGTCTCCTCGCCGGTCAGCGGGTCGTAATCGGTGCCAGTCACCCGCGTGAGGGTGAATTCCTCCACGGCGTCGGACAGGGCGCCGTCAAACGCCGCGGCGATGCCTGTTTGAACGTCAGCACGAAGACCCATCAGGCCCTCCGCACCGGGAATGTGGACCCGCCACCGACCGGGAAATACGGCCGGAGCAGGTCAAAGACAAAGGACAGGTTGCCCGAGCGAGCCCGGGCCCCGTCTTGGTACTCCGTTTCCGATTCCACCGTATCCGCCTTCACCCGGGTGCGTTTGATGTCGCCCTGAGTGTCGGCGTACAGGTTGCCGGCGGCCGCCTCTTGCGCCAGGTAAGCCCCGGCGGTCTTAATGGCGTCCTCTACCGGATCACCCGCCACCACGGAGCGGGCCGTCATCCAGGCATTGGCTTGGAGCACGGCGGGGGCTTTCTCGGCCTCATCTGCCCAGTCAACGCCCAGAATCTGGTCCACGTCCGCGATGGTGATGTAATCGGTCATCGGTTATTCCTTCGGCTTGGCCGCCGTTTTGGCTTTTGCCGCCGGCTTGGCCGCCGTTTTGGCGCGCTCAGCAGCGTGCCTGCGCTCCAGGCGCAGGGCGGTCTCGATGTCCACCGGGGCGCCGGGGGTCAAGCCGTCTTTGTTCGCTTTTGGCTCGGCTTTGGGCTTCCCCTCAGCCTTTACTTCGTTTTCCTCAGCCATGATTGCCTCCTAAAAAAAGACCCGCTCAGCGGCGGGTCGTGTTTGGCGAAGCGAGCGGCTATGCCGTGTATCGCCAATCTGGATATGAAGACGAGTGAATGCGCCCGAATACTGCTGAAGTGCTCAGGTTAACCGCTCGGGCGCACCCGGAGATGCTATCGAACGTTCCAGCGGGGCAGGTTACCGGTCGCGGCCTGCCCGGCTTGCGCATCTTAGGGTTGAGCGCTTCTTCCGGGGACATTCCCCTCTGCATGCGCCGGGCGATAGTCTCTCTTTTGACGCCAACCTCCGCAGCCCACTCCACTAGCGTCTGCGTCTTGCCGTGCGCAGTGATGTTGCGGCTGTTCCGTTTATTTCGGTTGTTTTCTTCCCGGTCCACCCAGGCGCAGTTAGACGGTTCGTAATTTCCGTCGTTGTCGCTACGATCAATCTGGTGACTCATTGACGGCGGCAGACCCATGTCGGACAAGAATGCTGTATACGATGCCCTCCACCGGCCGCATACCCGCACACCCCGTCCGCCATAGTCTTTAAATCTAGCGTCACCCGGATTCAGGCATCGCTGCTTCATGGCCTGCCATGTGTAATAGCACTTGGCTTCGATTTGGGAGCGACCTTCAGCATTGTGAGAATGCCCGTGCCTCCTGCGCTTTAGGGCTCGGGACTCTGTGGCGCAGGCATTGCACTGCGTTGTGTTGCCGCTCGATAGGTTGTACTTCTCGACATCCGCATCGCCGCCGCAATCGCAGCGACACAGGGCCATGCGGCGAACAGCGCCGGTCTTTCTGGCACCCACATACAGGCTCATGACCACCAGTGACCCAAATCGACCTCCGACCTGAACCTTAGGCATGACTGCCTCCGTTGATGTGATCTCAGGAGACAGTATACCGAAAGCTTGTTGTCGTTCCCAACTGTTCCCTAATTGGTCGTTAAGAACGCCATCGGCACCAGCTTGCGCTCGAGCACGCGGCTCCAAACGGCAGCGGTAGCCAACTCGGCCTGGGTGAAGCTGTTGCCGGACGGGGTGCCGGTCTGCTGGAAGCCGAACGGGTGCAGCAGCCACGTTTTGCGCAGCCACAGCTCTTCCACGCCAGCACCATCGGCGGCGGATTCGTCTTCATCCAGCGCCACCGGGTTCAGCGGGGAGCCTTCGCCGTAGCCGAAGATGCCCGGGCCGAACAGCACCGAGGTGTACTTCACGCCATCGGTGGTGCCGGCCACGGCGGGCAGGGAGTCGTCGACGATGATCCGGCGGCCCATGTACGCGCGGTACAGCAGGTTGCCCTCGGAATCGCGCACGTCCTCGGCGTCGTTCAGCTTGGTGATCTGCTTCGCCACCATGGAATGCACGGCGATAGCGGTCACGCCGTCCACCTGGTCGCCCATGGTGTAGGCGGCCTCGATGAAGGCATCGCGGCTGAAGCGAGTGTCGGCGCCCTGGTCGGCGACGGCCTCGGCGGCGATGTCGTAGACCATGTCGCCGTCGTTGTTGGCCACGTTGTCGGCCATCACGCCCTTAACCGCAGCGATCAGCCGGCGCTGCCACTGGCGCTGGAAGTACATGTCGGTCTTGGCGCGAATGGCATCCATCGCAGTGCCACCCATGGCCAGCTCGGAAGCGAGGTTGGCGGTTGACCAGCCCTTGTTCACGAACGCCTTGCGGGCGATCTGTTCGCCCTGGTCGATCTTGGACGGGGTGGCGTCGGAGGCCGGGTTATCGGAGCTGTAGTTGACCTCGTCAGCGCCGTCCAGGTCGTTCCAGTACGGCAGCTCGATCAGCTTGCCCGGCTGGGAGGCCATGGTGTCCAGCATGGCGTTACGGGTAACGATGCCGGACTGGAAGAACGCGGTCTTTTCGGGACCGTTCACTTGCGGGAGGTCTTGGAAGATCTCCACGTCGATGATGTCGGAAAGGCGGGTAGTCGCCATGATTGATTACCTCTGTTGGTGGTGTTCGTCACGGAGGCGCTTGTAAGCTTCCGGGTCCTGTTCTTTCAGGGCCTTCAGCTCTGCGCCTGTATGCTCAGAAAACTTCTTCGTGACGGCCCCGCCGCCTTTCCCGCCGGGAGCCCCGCCCCCTGACGCTTTGCTGCCGTCCACAAGGAACGGGTATTGCTCGGTCAGATACTTACCCAACTGCTTGGCGTCCCACGCCTCGCCGTCCGGGCCGTTGATCTTTACCCCTTCCGGGGTGTGGGCAATGAACTGCATGGCCTCTTTCTTCAGCAGGCCGTAGCGCTGCACGCCACCGGTTGCCTCTTTGTCGAGCTTTTCGGCTCGCTCGCGCTCCGTCTTGGAGAGCTGCTCCCATTCCTGCTGCTTCTCGAGGCGTTCCCGCTCGCGCTTCTCCGCCTCGCTCTCGAATTCCTGAAGCTTGCGCTTCGCCTCGGCCCGCTCTTCGCGCTCCTTGCGCAGGGCCTCTTTGAGCTCGTCGGCAGGGTCAATGCCTTCCACCTGGAGGCGGTAACCGTCGCCGTGCTCGCTGTACAGGGCCTGCTGACCCTCTTCCAGCGCCTCAAACTCTTCCTTGGTGATCTCGAATTTCAGTGCCATGTCTACGAACCCCGTTCGCTGGTTTCGCCCGCCCCGCGGGCATAAAAAAGGGCCGCCGAAGCGACCCTGGTGATCTGGTGTTGATCTACAGCGTCAGCCCTTCTCGGGCCGCCAATTCATCGAGCGTCAGCACCCGGCCGGCGTCATCGGTGAATTGGTTGATCTTGACCTTGCCGGAGCGGAACAGCGCCGCACGGCGCGGCCCCAGCACGTCATCCTGAAACTCCTTGCTCTGCCGCCGCAGAAAGCCGCCGTAGGTGAGCTGGTTGTCCACCGGCCCATCCATGCTGGCGCGCTCGCCCAAGCCGCCGAGCCGGTATTCCTCTTTCACCTCCGGCACCCGTATGCTTCGGCACCGGTAGTGAAGCGGTGGGCGCGGCCCTTGACCCAGCGGGTGCAGGGTGCGGTCCAGTCCGGCGCAGGTGATGGTTGTATGGCTGTCGAGAGTGGCCATGAAGCGCTCGCCCTCGAGAATGTCGGCGTTCGCCCGGTACACCTCATCACGCGCCGTGGCGCCGATATGGTTGGTCGCCGTGCGGATCACCGCCTCGGCCTGCTGCCGGGAACGGGTGCGGACCAGCTGCGACACCTCGCGGGCCATCGCATCCGTGGTCTTGCCTTCCAGCACGCCGGCCTGGACCACGCGCATGCTGTCGCGACCAACGCCCTGGGCGAAGTCGTCAAAGGCCTGGCGGATGGTGAGCCGCTTCTGGGCTTTCCCGCTCAGCAGCGTCATCTTGCTGCGCGTGGTGATCGCCCGGATTTGCTCAGGGGTGAAGCCCTGCCGAATCTCTACCGTGGCGCCAGACGCCAGCAGCTTGGCCGCGAATCCGGCTTCCTGCTCGGCGAAATCCTCAAGCTCCAAGGCGCCCTGAATGCCGGTCGTGGCGTGGACGATGATCTCGCGCAGGTCGCGTTCCAGGGCCACCATCCGCCCTGCCTGAAATTCTGTGGCGCTAGCGGCGGCGATCCTGGCCCGCAAGTCCCGGGCAAGCTGTCGCAGAATTGGCAGCGCCCGCTTAACCTGGCCGCCGGCATACTGCTGGATGTAAATCTGGTGCCGGATCAGGGCCTCAAGGAGCTTGCCGTGCGAGGTCAAAGCTCAAGGCCCCCGGTCTGGACCTCCGCGTCGATCTCTTCATCGGTGCGGTCGGGGTCAATGCCGCCGGTCTTGCGGCGCCAGGCCCGGTAATCCGCTTTGGCGATCAGGCCCCGGTCCACTTCCTGGATGCGCGCCATGACCATCTGCGGGTCGGCGTCCTGCTCGTAGAATTCCTGGTTGAGCCGGAACTTGATGTCATCGAACACATCGGCGCTGGTCATGAACAGGGCCGCCCATTCCAGGCAATTCTCGAGACCGTCGCTCACGTTGTCGGCCAGGGTGGACAGGTTGGCGTTCTCGGCGCCCGTCCGGGCTTTCACGGCCTCTTCCCGCTCATTGCCACCGCGCTGCTCGATGAGCTTGGCGCCAATGGCGAGCATCTGGGCTTCTTTCTGCTCCATGAGCTTCAGGGGCAGGTTTCGCTCTTCGGCCTGGACCAGCTCGACCTTGCCGCCCTTCGTCTGGATGCCCCGGCGGGCGCCCACGGTCACCCCGTTGGGGTTCAGGTCGCTCCATTCCTGGGTGCTGGTGTCGCCCACATCGACGTGAAACATGGGCTGGCCGACGATG